GGTAACTAGCTGGACGCTGGTTACGCCTATATCCGTGATTCACTTTCCTTTTTCTACTCCATTAAGTGATCTACGATCGCTGCAGCGCTTATCTCGTTTAAGTACAACATTACCTTCTTCAGTTAAGAAATTGTTTAAATCAGGACATTTGATGAACAATTTTGATATTACTTTCTCAGTGCCGGAGTGTGTCCATTCTGAGACATGTGGGTGTCAGGTTACCTTGATTGGGAAGGCTCCTGAGTTTAAAGGAAAATCTTTTCGTTCTACGTGTTCTACGATTAACGAACAATATGCAGACCTTCTCTCTCAGGTTAAAACTTTTTTGTCTCTGTCTACTGATCCTTCTGCCTCACAAGCGGAGGATGCTTATCTTGTTTCTTCTGTTTCTAGGAATTCGTGTGTTCAATTAATTGATCCTCCTTTTGATGATAGACCTGTTTGGCCTACTGTTATTCCTTCGTATCCTCTTGCTCCGAAAATACGAAGGGATGTTGCACTGGCTGATCATAACTATCTTAATATGCGATTTCCTTATATACATACCACTATGTATGATTTGGTGTCTAAAGTTTGGAATTATGATAGTGATGTTCCTTCTTTGAAGACGTTGTGTCTGCGTCAGTATTCTGCCTACCATGCTGCTTTTGGCAAGTCTAATGGTAGACCTCATATTGTTTCGACTGCTGATCGTTTATACGATGATCATAAGGCGGTTAATGTTCTTCTTCAAATGCAGCGCCCTTTATTAGGTGATCGTCCTGTTGCTGCTTTTGATTATACTAAGGATGTTATTCGTCATTATTATCGAATGTCTGGTATTGATTATAAGCGTAAAGAAAAGTACCCTTTGTCGGCGAAGTGGTTAAAAGGAATGTATGTCGGTGCTTCCTCAGGTATTAATAATGGTGAGTCTCGCACTATTGAATTAGATTCTGCTCGTGTAGAAATTCGCCCTAGTGGCCGTAAGATAGACACTTTTGAACAAGACCTTGGAGCTATTTTAGATTATATTCGCACGGGCAAGATTCCTCCTGTTTATTCTTCTAATACGTTTAAGAATGAGTATGGTATTTCTTTTTCTAAGCAGTGGGATGATGCCTCGTGGAAGAAATTTGTCAACAAGGCTCGTGTTTTTGTCATTCCTTCTTCTATTTATATTTTAATGGAACGATTAGTCAGTTTTCCTCGACATTTTCGTGAGCGTGG